GTTGGCAATTAAGAGTTGGTAAAGATACATGGGTTATAATTCACGATACTTTATATTTAAATGGTGAAAAACAAAACCCAAAGCAAAAAGATTTATTTGACAAATACAAAAAGGTGAAACAAAATGAGCGAAATCAAAGCAATCAAACTCGTAACTGGCGAGGAATTAGTAGTCGAAATTACAAGTAATGAAGACGAATTGGTCACATTTAAAAACCCAGTTGCAACTGTGATGCAGCGACGACAAGAGGGACCAGTTCTTGGCTTTATGCCGTGGATGCAAGCAAGCAATGGTCCGTTCACAATCAGCAAGAAATCAACTATTGTCATTTGTGATGTTGCCGAGGAAGTGAAAAACGGGTATAATCAAATCTTCGGGGCAGGAATTGTTGTCCCTCCTAAAGATTTGATTCTGGGGTAATGCTTGGCTGATTTCTATACAAACATCTCGGTATCTGGAAGATATATCCTCTATCGTGGTGTCGAGAATGATAAGAGGGTCAGACGGAAAGTTGAATTCCGTCCGACCTTTTATCTCATTGCAAATGAGAAAACAGAATACAAGACTCTGAGTGGAGAGTTTGTCAAATCAATTGAACCAGGAACAATTCCTGAGTGCAGAGAATTTTTGGAGAGGTATGAAAGTGTCGATAATTTCCCTGTTTTTGGTAATAATCGTTATGAGTATGCTTTTATTGCCGATCGTTATCCTGATGATATTCTTTGGGATATTAACAAAGTTACTATCGCTTATCTCGACATCGAAGTTGGATCTGAAAACGGATTCCCTGAACCAAGAGATGCCAACGAATCAATCACAGCCATCACTATTAAACTCAAGGGTAATTATTTTGTGTTTGGCTGTGGCGATTATATCAAGCACCGTGACGATGTGCACTATGCAAAGTGCCGAGACGAATCAGACCTTATACGAAGATTTATCGACTTCTGGGCAAGATTCCACCCAGATGTGGTCTCAGGATGGAACATCAAGTTCTTCGACATCCCCTATCTTGTAAATCGTATCACCAAACTTCTTGGTGAGGCAGAAGCCAAGAAACTCTCTCCCTGGAATCGATTGTCAGTGCGTGAAGCGCATGTGATGAATCGCGAGCATCAAGTCTATGATCTTGATGGTGTTGCAACTCTTGATTACATTGAATTGTACCGCAAGTTCACTTACTCGCAGCAAGAATCTTATCGTCTTGATAATATTGCGCATGTTGAGTTGGGCGAAAAGAAATTAGATTACTCTGAATTCGAAACGCTGCATCAACTCTACAAGCACGACTATCAAAAGTTTATTGAGTATAACATCAAGGATGTCGAGTTGGTCGAGAAACTCGAAGACAAGATGAAGTTGATTGAGTTGGCTTTGACTCTTGCTTATGACAATAAAGTAAACTATGACGATGTGTTCACGCAGGTTCGTATGTGGGATGCGATTGTTTATAATTATCTTTTGAAAAAGAAGATTGTCATCCCTCAAATGAAGCGAGGCTCAAAGAGTTCGCAGTATGAGGGTGCTTATGTTAAGGATCCGATCCTTGGCATGCATGAGTGGGTTGCATCCTTTGACTTGAATAGTCTGTATCCGCACTTGATCATGCAGTATAATATTTCGATGGAGACTCTCATTGAGCCATCGAAATATACTGACAATATGCGTGGGCTCATTCAGAACTGCAATATTAATGTTGAATCACTACTTAATCAAGAAGTCGATACTTCAATTTTGCGAGATCTTGGTGCTACTGTAACGCCGAATGGTCAGTTGTTTCATATGAATAAAGGTCAGGGTGTATTGCCTGAGATTATGGATACAATGTACAAAGACCGCACTCGGTATAAGAAGTTGGCTCTTGAGGCGAAGAAAAAGATTGAGACTGTTCTTGATGATAAGAATCAAGTTCACTATCTTGAGAAACAAGTTGCTCGATATAACAATCTTCAGTTAGCAAAGAAGGTTACTCTAAACTCTGCTTACGGTGCGCTGGGCAATCAGTACTTCCGCTTCTTTGATATTCGTATCGCTGAAGGTATTACAACGGCAGGTCAGTTGTCGATTCGTTGGATTGAGAAGAAGATCAATGAGTATATGAACAATCTTCTCAAAACCAAAGATGAAGATTATGTCATCGCTTCGGATACTGATTCGATCTATTTGAACATGGGTCCGCTAATCAAGAAACTTTATCCTGACACTTCTGACACCAAGAAAGTTGTCAAATTCATGAACAAGGTTTGTGATGATAAGATTCAACCATTTATTGACTCGTCATATCAAGAGTTGGCTGATTATGTGAATGCATTTCAGCAGCGTATGGAAATGAAACGCGAGTCTCTTGCTGATAAGGCAATCTGGACTGCCAAAAAGCGATACATTCTAAATGTGCATGATAGTGAAGGTGTTGCTTATGCCAAACCTAAACTTAAGATCATGGGTCTTGAGGCTGTCAAGTCTTCTACTCCTTCTGCGTGTCGCGCGAAGATTAAAGAAGCAATCAATATCATCATGACTCAAACTGAAAGCGATCTCCACAAGTTTATTGAGCAGTTTCGTGAAGACTTTAAGAAATTGCCTGTTGAAGACATTTCTTTCCCGCGATCAGTTAATGGTCTTGGAGAATATGCAGACAATGCAAGTATCTATAAGAAGGGTACACCAATTCATGTAAAGGGTGCATTGGTATACAATCATGTTCTTCGAACTTTGAAACTGACCAAACGATATCAAGAAATTCAAGAAGGCGAAAAGATTAAATTTGTTTATCTCAAACAACCAAATATCTTCAATAACAATACGCTCGCATTTATCTCTGGCATCCCAAAGCAACTCGATGCTGAGCAATACATAGATTACGATCTTCAGTTTGAGAAGTCATTTCTTGAACCACTAGACATCATATTATCAACAATCAATTGGAACACCGAAAAGGTGGACTCTTTGGAGAGTTTCTTTTCATGATTAGTGTCATAATGCCGACTCTCTGGAGAGGAGAGTACCACAAACGAATGCTCCCCATCTTTAATGATCATCCGTTGATTGGTGAGATTATCATCATTGATAATGCTCCTCATAAAATCGACCAAGAAATTTTTAAATTAGAGAAGGTGCGATATTTCGCACAGACAAAAAATCTTTATGTCAATCCATCTTGGAATTTAGGTGTTGAACTATCAAACTTCGACATACTTTGTTTGTATAGTGATGATGTTTATTTCGACTCGAAGTGTATTGAAAAAGTGCATAAAGTGTGCACACCAAGAGGCGGTATTGCAGGATTTTCGCTTGAGACTATTTCAGAGAGTCACGATGACTTAAATTATCTTGCGCCATATGAAGTATTGCAAGTTGTGCCAAGCAATGCTATGCACTATAGATTTGGTATGTGTATGTTTCTCCATAAAGAAAGTTACTTTGTAATTCCAGAAGAACTTAAGATTAATTATGGTGACGCATATTTGTTTGATCAGAATGTTATGCGTGGAAAATCTAACTTTAAGATTGAAGGCTGTGCAACCATAACTCGAATGAGAACATCGTCAAAAGCAAAAGAGTTTGATGATGTTAGAAGAAGTGATGCAATAGAATACGCAAAAATAAATCCATCAGAAGGGCTCATTATGGAGTTAATGGATAACTTAGAAAAGAATATATGATTAGTGTAATTGTACCAACAATGTGGAAAGCACCACATCTGATGAAGATGCTCCCACTACTCGAAAATCATTCACTGATTGGTGAGGTGATTATCATTGATAACGACACATCAAAGACGAATGCAGATATTCATCAATATTCAAAGGTGGTACATCTTCCACAAAAAGAAAACATCTATGTGAATCCTGCATGGAATCTGGGAGTCAAGGTGTCGAGATTTGACAAGTTATGTTTTCTAAATGATGATGTCGTTTTTAATGTGAACTCCATTGATACGCTATATGAATTAATCACTCCAGAACGAGGGTTATTGGGCTTCTCTGAAGCAAGTTATTGCGGATTTTCTCCAGAGTTATATGATACTCTTGTTTCTTCTGGAATAGGCTCTGATGTTCACATTGAAGAAACGAATATATACGAGAATGAGTCGACTTCTGGCATGCCTCATGTTTACTATGGATGTGTGATGTTCTTACATAAAGAACGATTCTTCGTCATCCCACATGAATTTAAAATTTACTTTGGCGATTTGTTTGTTTACTTGATGAATGCTTTTAAGATTAATCAAGGAGAAGAGATCGCCCCTAATTTGAGACTGGTCACAAAATTACATACACCAGTACGAAACTATACTATCGAAGATGGATTAGTTATAACAAAAATGTCTTCAACTGTAAAATCTTTCAACGAACAAATTGATAAAGAGAAGGCTATTTTTTATGATGTGTTCGCTAGACACGGAATCTATAAAAAACAATGATAATGGCTTTTCTCGTTTTAATTGCTGGGTTGCTTCTATCTGGAACAGCAGCATACTACTCAATCATTGGATTGCTTGCTATCTTTCCAGGTGCGATAGTTCCGATTGCATTGATGGGCAGTTCATTAGAGTTCGCTAAACTAGTTGCAGCCTCTTGGTTATATCGTAACTGGGATATAGCACCGAAAATTCTCAAAGGATATTTTGTATTCGCAATCATAGTTCTGATGTTCATTACATCACTTGGAACATTTGGTTATCTATCAAAGGTACATCTTGAGTCATCAATTGGAGTCGCAGACAACTCGCTAGAAATTTCTAGAATTGAACAACAAATTGCTGCTGAGCAAAGAAAGGTTGGTAATGCTCAGCGGTCGCTCGAATCATTAGACTCTGTAGTTGATAAAGCATTCTTTGATGGCACAAGAATTCGCAATCAACAAAAAACAGAAAGAACTGCACTTAATTCTGTGATTGAAAATTCAGATGCTAAGATTGAGAAACTCACCTCTGAACTGGTGCCACTCCGCCGTTCTAACATAGAATCTGAAGCGAAAATTGGTCCATTAAAATATATCGCAGAATTAATTTATGGCAAGGATGAAGCCGCAAATTATTTCGATAGTGCAGTTCGCTTTGTTATTATTTTAATTGTTCTTGTATTTGATCCATTGGCTGTTCTTTTGTTGATTGCTGCAAACATCAGTTTCTCTCAACCAAAAAAGAAAGAGGATGATGTTGAGCCAAAGGAGCCGAAACAAAAGAAGCCAAATTATATTGTTGAAAAGATCGAAACAGTTCAAGCAAAGCGAAAGAAAAAGAAAAAGGTTGCTTCTGAGCCAGAAGTAGAGTACAATAAAGGTATGGGAAAGAGCATCTACAACTTTATGATGCGCGATGATTTTGGTATAACACACACAGATAAGGTGGAAGATAATGAGCCTACTCGAAAAACTAAAGAAAAACACAACGATTAAAGACACTGCTATCCTTGCGAAGTCTAAATTCTTCGCTGCCAAGGATATGATTCAAACAAAGATCCCTGTAGTGAATGTTGCATTCTCTGGCGATCTTGATGGGGGTTTCATTCCTGGACTTACCATGTGGGCTGGTCCGAGCAAGCACTTCAAGACAGCATTCAGTCTCTTGATGGCAAAGGCATATCAAGACAAGTATCAAGACGGTGTTGTTCTGTTCTATGACTCAGAGTTTGGCACTCCGCAAAACTACTTCACTTCGTTTGGTATTGATATGGAGCGAGTTATTCATACTCCAGTCACCGATGTTGAACAACTGAAGTTTGATATTATGAATCAGTTGTCAAATATTGAGCGTGGTGAGCGAGTGATGATTGTGATTGATTCGATCGGCAATCTTGCGTCAAAGAAAGAAGTTGAAGATGCGCTTGAGCAAAAGTCTGTCGGTGACATGACTCGTGCCAAGCAAATTAAATCCCTGTTCCGTATGGTGACACCACACCTTACACTGAAGGACATTCCTATGGTCGTGGTAAATCACACCTATAAAGAAATTGGTCTATACCCCAAGGATATTGTCGGTGGCGGCACAGGCTCTTACTACTCTGCTGATAATATCTACATCCTTGGTCGTCAGCAAGAAAAGGATGGCACTGACCTAATTGGCTATAACTTTATTATTAATGTGGAGAAGTCCCGCTATGTTAGAGAAAAGGCTCGTATCCCTGTCACTGTTCGTTTCGATGGTGGCATTTCTAAGTACAGCGGTCTTCTTGACATGGCACTTGAGTCGGGTCATGTAACCAAGCCAAGCATGGGCTGGTATGCCAAGGTTGATCGCTCAACTGGTGCAATCGATGGTAAGAAGTGGCGTATTGCTGACACTGAATCTCCAGAGTTTTGGGATAGCATTCTTGCCGATGATTCATTCAAGGATTGGATTCGTAAAACATATCAATTTAGTTCAGCCATGGGGAACAGTGAATTAACTGTTGACACGGATGATGAGGAATAAAATTGTTGATTTGATTGCCAAATACGAATTTTGGTATGCAACGAAATTTACTAAACTTGACAAACACTACACATTTTTCGTTGATTTAAATGGTCCCCCAGGATCATTTGCAATCAAGTATCTTAAGAAATATGATGGTGTGATTGTTGAGTTTGCCAATGTAAAAGTTGATGATGCGGGGTTAATGACATTTGATTATGATGTTATCTCCAATGTGAATAATTGTAATGTAAAGTCCAAAAGTTTCGAACGCTTTACTTCTAATGTAATGCGTAGTATACTTTATGGGGCTGTTGAAAATCTAAAGAAGGGACCGAATGAAAACAGAGAATTTGATCCTATCGAACTTGATTCGGAACGAACCATTTATGAGGAAGAGTTTGCCGTTCCTCAAGAACGAATATCTAAGCGAAAGCCACGAAAGAAAACTGTTCGAAGAAATAAAGCAGTTCATTCTTAAATACAACAATTTGCCACCAGTTGCGGCTCTTGAGATTTCTCTCAAAGAGTCAACCAAACTCACTGAAGTTGAGTTAAATAAGTCATTGGAATTATTGAAGGAAATATCCAATGACAAAGCAGAACAACAACTTGGCTGGCTACTTGATACAACGGAAAAATTCTGTCAAGAAAAAGCGATTTACAATGCCATCATGGATTCCATCCAAATCTTGGACGGGAAAGATACTAACAGGGGCAAAGGAAGCATTCCTACTCTTTTGTCTGATGCTCTGGGGGTTAGTTTCGATCCTCACATTGGTCATGACTTTTTGGATTGTTACGCTGATCGGTATGATTTCTATCATCGTATCGAGAAAAGAATCCCCTTCGATCTTGAGTATTTCAACAAGATTACTAAAGGTGGATTGCCGCAAAAGACCCTTAACATTGCTCTTGCAGGTACTGGCGTCGGCAAGTCTCTGTTTATGTGTCATGTGGCTGCTAGTTGCTTGGTTCAAAACTACAATGTTCTATACATTACTCTAGAAATGGCTGAAGAGAAGATCGCTGAACGTATTGATGCGAATCTTCTCAACGTCTCTCTTGACGATCTCATGAACATGCCGAAAGACATGTATGAGAAGCGCATGGGTAAACTCAGAGGTTCTGTCAAGGGTAAGTTGATCATCAAGGAATATCCAACTGCGTCTGCGAATCCTGCTCACTTTCGCGCATTGATTAACGATCTTGCACTGAAGAAGAACTTTCGTCCAGATATAATTTTCATTGACTATCTAAATATTTGTGCGTCGGCTAGAATCAAGGCAGGTGCGAATGTCAACTCCTATACCTAT